AAGCCACTTACCGAGTTGAGATGTTTAGTGATGGGGATGGTGGTAATCCATCTTGTTTCATGGACATCAACGGCACAGCAATGGTATTTGTCACAGTCACCATGTTTGACAAACCAATGACTTGCCAACTTCCAGTAATGGACTATCGCAATAAAGCTATACCTAACCCTGACGCATTTGCAATCAATACAGCCATCATGCGTTGCATGACCAAGGCTTTGTCGTTGCATGGTTTGGGTCTGTACATCTATGCTGGAGAAGACTTGCCTGAAGGTGAGTCAGGTTCAGATGTAAATGTAGGAATGATGATCGACCACTTGGCGGCTATTGAAGCCACAACAACTTTAGAGGAACTCAAGAATGTATACGGCACTGCTTACTCTGCTTGCGCTGGTGATAAAAATTGGCAAAAGAAAGTGATTGATGCCAAAGAAAAGCGTAAAGGAGCATTGAAATGAAAAACTTACCAGCATTTCCACAACAATTTAATGGAACAAGTGAACCATCATTAAGTGGCTTAAGAATGAGAGACTATTTTGCGGCAAAGGCTATGCAAGGATTGATATCTTCTCATTGGTGTGAAGAAGCTCGTGTGCTTTCTCCAAAGTTAGGCGCATCAGAATTGGCTGAAGATGCATACATCATGGCAGACGCAATGTTGAAGGCAGGTGCTAAATGAGCGATATTGAACAAGTTCTTGAAAAACTAAGGTTTGACAAAGAAACAGGACAATTTTTTTGGATTAATCCAAATAAGCATCACTTGGATTTGGTTGGAAAAATTGCTGGTTGCGCTCAAAAATCAAATTTAAATAAAAAATATTGGGTGATTAACTTAAATGGGAAAACCTATAAAAGAGGGAGACTTGTTTATTTAATCACTCATGGAAAGTGGCCTGAGCCTTGTGTAGACCACATAAATGGGGACTCACTAGATGACAGACCTGAAAATCTCAGACAGGCAACAGTAACAGAAAACAACTGGAATCATAAATTTAGAAAAAGGAAAATAAATCTTCCGATGGGTGTGCGTGTTAATCCTGCTGGAACTTATTCCGCAAGAATATCAGTCAACAAAAAACAAATTCACCTTGGATTTTTCAAAACTACAGAGGAAGCCTATTCTGTTTATCAGATGGCAAGAAAGGAAATGTATGGACAATTCGCCTGAAGTTACTCAGCAATCTTTAGAATGGTTTGCACAGCGTTGCGGCAAAGCCACTGCCTCTCGTATCTCTGACATTGTTGCCAAAACAAAGACAGGCTACAGCACCAGCAGAACTAACTACATGGCGCAACTGGTAGTCGAGCGTATGACCAACCAAGTGGCAGAGTCATACACTAATGCGGCTATGGAATGGGGAATTGAGCAGGAAATTTATGCTCGTGCGGCTTATGAGTTGAAAACAGGCAATATGGTAAATCAGGTAGGTGCTATTGACCATCCACGCATTACCATGTCTGCTGCCTCTCCTGATGGCTTGGTGGGCGATGATGGATGCCTAGAGATCAAGTGTCCCAATACGGCAACCCACATTGATACCATTTTGGGAGATGAGCCAGCAAAGAAATACTATGACCAAATGCAGTGGCAGATGCGATGTGCAGATAGAAGTTGGTGCGACTTTGTGAGTTTCGACCCACGAATGCCTGAACACCTACAACTGTTTGTCAAAAGAATCGAGCGCAATGATAGGTATATTGCAGAACTCGAACAAGAGGTTATCCAGTTTCTCTCAGAAGTGGATGACAAAGTTAAAAAACTCAATGAAATTAAGGTGTAAATATGGAAACTACCCAAAGGGATAACAGCGGCGTACTTTTTAAGAACGACAAAAAAGAAACAGGCAACCAACCTGATTACAAGGGGAACATCACAGTTGATGGTCAACCCTATTGGCTATCAGCTTGGATTAAAGATGGCAAATCAGGCAAATTCATGGGTCTTGCAGTAAGCCCTAAAGAAGAAGCTAACACTTCCTCACCAAAGAAGAAGTCATCTATTGAAGACATGGATGAAGATATTCCTTTCTAAATTTATGGGGTAATCATACGCATCTTGTATATGTGTAATCTACAACTTCCCCATAGGTGAATTTAAGTCGTAGATTTTCCAAACAGCCAACCGCAGGGTGAATATACAGAAGTGGTGACAGCGGGAGAGACTGCATTTGTAAGTAAGTACACACTAACTTAATAGGAGTTGATGATGAGTTTGTTAGATGAAAAACATTTTGGTGGTGAAGTGAAGAAGTTTTTTGATTTACCAATATTCAATCGGGTCAGATGTATCGACCCAGTAACCAGCTATGAGGCCGCTGATGCCGCCAAAGACTTGGCTGCCAAGCATTTCAGTACCATCGTGGACTGTTTAAAGGCTCATGGCTCGCTTGGAAAAGATGGGATAGCTAGACATAGCGGGTTAGAGGGAAATCAGGTTGCAAGGCGTTTAAACGAGTTGCAGAAGATGAACCTGATTGAGTTGACAGGCATAACAGTTAAGTCTTCAGCGGGGCGCAATGAGCGTGAATGGAAGGCAGTCTAATGTGGGATGTACTTGTAACTTTTCTTCTAATGGCTTTTGGCGGTTTTGCGGTGATTGCCTTTGGGGTCATCCTTGTTTGGGTACTTTATTTCCTACAAAACGAAGTTGACCATGAATGATGAAGATGAAGCATTCAACGAGATTGAGAAGCAAAGTATATGGCGCAAACGTGCCGTACAAGCAGCCATCTCAACCAATCCTTATCGCAACATTGTGATTGAAGAAGTTGCTCAACAGGTTGAAAGGTTAACTGGTTTTGGCAAAGACACCATAGACAGTTTGACCATTTATATCAGAGAGATGAAAAAATGACCTTTAGACAAACCACAATCAAATACGTCAAAGACATACTTAGAGCCAAGACTATCTCCGAGGTGATCTACGCCGAACTGCAAGAAGCCCACTTACGCAAACTTGAGGCTGAAACCGCCGCAGAGTATGCAGATGCTGCTATCAAGTACAACAGTTGCCGAATTGAAAGGCTTAAGCAACGCTTGTTTGAACACGCAGGAGAAGATGAGTGATTAGCCGAGTCATTCTCATGGGGATATTTGGTGTAATGGGTATGCGTAATCTATATCCAATTGAGCCTGAGCCTATTTTGCTAACACCAATGCAACTTAGGGAGAAAATAAAGCAAAAGTCTGTTAGTGATATTTGTAAGAAGAACAAAAAGCAAAGTAACACAGTAAAAGATTTATGTAAACGATGGGGTAAAGATGATTAAAAAAAACGTATTTGATTGGCGAGGAGAACCTAGTATTTGGACAAAAGATAAAGAACTAAGGCAATTTGCTGCTGGTCAAGCCTTTGGTAGGAACGCGCGAGAGCGTATTGCTTTGACTGAAAAGAGAGATTTTTTTATCTATTCAAAGGCTAAACTTGGCAAATGATTCGCAAGATACGAACCTTTTATGGTAGACGTAATGGTCAACGTGGGAACAAAGTAACCACTGTAGACCGAGGTGAAGCATGGTTATGTGAGAAGTGTGGGGAGGTGATCTTCTTTGAACACCTTGTCCCCAAACACTTCTGTAAGACTCAAATTAAGCCTGTAGTCCATTCAGATACTGAGTCTTCCCTGCCACCTTAACAGCAGTCAATTCCTGCTTCTTGAGGTTGTTAGGGTCATACGACACATGAACCCAACCAGAGTCGGGTATACCCTGTGTGTAGAATTCAAGAATTAGTTGTGTATATTCCAAATTATCCATAATCCACTGAGCCAAATCAGCATTGGCAATGCCAGCAATTTCAATATCGGCTGCTTGGCCTTTCACATGGTCTGACGACTTTGAGCCTCCTGTAGCTTGGTTTGTCTCAGAACTGCGAAACCCAGAATTCACAGTAACAGTCTTACCAAAGTGGTCACGAACAGGTTGAAGCACCTTGTCGCACAAAGTCTTCAGATTGTCAATGGCCTCATCATCAGGTGTGTTATCAATCCCAAGGCGGGTAGCAGTGTCAGATTTCGTTAGTTCTTTCAAAGAAAAATTGGCTGATAAGTTCATTTCTTTAACCTTTCGTTGTAAAAATTGATGGATTATTGCTAGAGACTGTCATAAATCAAAGATACTATTTTACTTGGCGATCATGCCATAACAAGGGGAACATCATGTACAAGATTGAGATTGACATTGCAGATTGGGATTTTGGTTCAGACAAGGTGACTGTTGAGACAATGGAGTTTGACAAGATTGCAATCATTCAGGAATTCATCGAATTCCAAAAAAACCATGACTGGTGCGTTGACTATGACGTTACCGAAGATTACGAGTACCAGTGCGATGAAGAAGAAGTTGAAGAAGACGAAATCGTTGAAGACGAAGAATTCGCCGAATACGAAATCGGAGAGATCGTAGAAGACGAAGATGGTATTGTCTGGGAACGTGTGGCATAATTTAAGTGCAG